GTATTCGTAGAACTTCACAGAGGAATCCAGAGCCAAGAGTTCTTCGGCACAGCGACAGAGATTACAATATCTCCGGTTGGTTTCGGCCTGGCTGATCTCACCATCGCAGGAGAGATTTTCTGGACTGAGTTGGCTGTCGATCCGGTTGGCGATCTTCTGGCGATCTGCGGCATTGGCTAGATCCAATGCTCGGGCACCAAAGATTGCACTGTACTGGTTTTCACGATCTACGAATGCTTTGAGGTTTTTCATATCTGCTCCTTGTTATTCACTATACACACATTATAACCGAAATAGGCATTTTTGGTCAACCACCCTAAAACAAGCAGGTTAGCGGGCACTTACCTGGTCAAAAATGCTCTGTTGTAAAAGAGCCACATCTTCTGCGGGCACATAGAAGTCGGTGCGTGGGTCATAATACTCGCCCTCACGCGGATCGTAGTACAAGACCTGACCATTGGGATAGTGGAACGGACCTTCCAGTCCGGATCTTGGACCATAGTCCTGGTTGTGCTTGAACACATGATAGGCCATGTTATTGCACCCCCTGGTCACTGATGCCACAGGCTACAAAGAATCTCTGCTGGTCGAATCTGCTGTTGGCTTCTCGACAGGCCGATGCCACTGCCACGGCCGCTTGTAAACGGCAATGCGGGTCCATGATGGACTCAATGTATTTGGCGAGCAGTTCAAAGTGTTTCTTAGACATGCTGTGGCTCCTTGATGTTTACTGTAGAACTATTATAACCGAAAAGGCCTTTCTTGGTCAACCGGCTTTAAACCGCTAAGTTGGTGCTCACTTACCAAAGAAAAACCCTGCTCGGGGCAGGGTTTTTCGGGTACTACCTGTGAAACTGTTTAGAACGTGTGGCTGATACCAACAGTTGTTGCCTTGGGATCAAGACCTGCTGTACCTGCTGTGGTTCCTACCATGCTCATAGTGGCATTGGCTTCGTTGGTCACTGCTGTGTAAGCTGCATATACCGTGGTACGCTTGCTCAGTGCTTTGGTCACAGCAACGGTGTAACCTTTGCCTTCACCTGCTGATGCCTGTGTACCATCTTTGGTAATGGCATAAACACCATGTGCTGCCAAGCCTGCTCCGAGAGGAACACGGATGGAAGCTTGTTTCACTGTGTTCTTGACATCGCCTGTGGTAGATACGTCACCTGCGGCATATGATGCACCAACGCTGGCAACACCAAAGTCATAGGCTGCACCGTAGGCAGTAAAGTCACGCTCGGCCACTGTGGTGGCTGCGTTTAATTTTACTTGACCTGCGATCAACTTCAACTTGCCGTCATCATAGGTCACACTGTAACCTGTGAGCTCTGTGCCAGCGTCTGTGGTTGAACCGTTGGCATTGGTTGAGCGACCAATCTGTGCAGAGAAGTTGCTGAACTTGGGCGTGGTATAACGAATCGTGCTGGCAGCATCGCCACCTAGCTCAACGCCTGTGCCATTGCTGGCATGGAAACCCAAGTTGCCAGCCTGCGTGGTCAGTGTGTCTACACCTTCAGCGGCAGAAATATCAGTTTTGCCTGCACGGATCTCACCGAACTTGCCGGCCACGAACAAGGAAGACTCACGATCAAATGCCTGTCCTGTTGTTGCTGTAGAACCAAGAGTTCCTGCAGAAGGAACTACTTTGCCCTCTAATACAAAACCTGCTGTGAGTCCACCACCCAGGTCCTCTGTACCACGGAAACCCAAACGGCTGGTGGCCAAAATGCCATCAGTGGCACGTGTTAAAGTAGCGGCACCGGTGTTGTAGTTTTGAACACCTGTGTCGATCACACCATACACTGAAACGTTCTGTGCAGATGCGGCTGTTGCCAATGCGGCCACTGCCGCTGCGATTGCTAATTTCTTCATTGATTTTCCTTTTCTAGATAGGGATTGGGACGTTGTTCACGCCTCGACTTACTTATCAGTATCAACCATGATCCTAGAAAAATCCGGTGATTTTGGTTAAATTATGATGTTGGCCTGGGCTTGAGCCACGGTATATTGCCCATCACCCAGATTATTGGCCACTGTGGTGTTGGCATTGACATCCACTAGTTGTGTATCCAACTGTATGCCCACAGCATTAAGTACCGCTATATTCCTACCCTCCCGCATGCTGGCGATCACTGCCTGGCCAGTAATATTGTTGGTGTTTGCCACCTGTTCAAAAAACTGTGCAGCACCCCCTTCTTCTACATCCAGTCCAATGTCGTGCAATTGGCTAGCCAGCCCTAGGCTGGTGGTAATTGAATTGGCCACAAGATTGGCGTTGGCTATATCGTTGACTATGTTGCCTATTTCAATGCCAGCGGCAGTGCAGTTTATCACATTTAGATTTAATTGTTGAGCACATGCATTACAGGCATCATTGGACAGTATGGCCATGTTGGAGTTATTGCTGGCTATGTTAGCTATCGCTATGTTGGCATTGGGTATCAAAGTGGTGCTGAAAGCTGCATCTATGGCAGGGTTGGGAGTGTTGGCTGATATGTAAGAAACCGGAGTGTTAGCAATGTTGTTGTTCAGTGGAATAGTCACTGAGAAAAACTCTACGCCATCGTAGGAGGTATATTCACCGGCCAAGCAATATGTCATCACGGTATAAATCCCATTGTTGATATTGTCTGGTGTTCCTATGTTGGCAGTCAATGCATTTAACTCACCCATGCTTTGCAGATCACTGACCACTGTGGTAACTTCTGGCAATGATGAGTTGATAGTAGCTCCTGCTGCTGTACCAATTAAATCATTGATGGTTATAGTGTTGCCTGGGCCGGTTCCAGTGGCCAATGTATTGACAATACTAGTTACTACTGCTGGCACTGGTTCAGTGAGTGCATTGATCAGATTTAGATCACGATTGCTTTCCAACTGAGATACTGCTGCACTCAGTGTGGGCAGATCGGTGTTGAAGATGTCTTTGACTTGACGCAGACTGCGGCTCAAGGCCTGATTGGCCAAGGCCTGGTCTGGAGGTATAATTTTTTTGAGAGTATCGTAATTGCTCATATTAGTCTAGTAGATCTCGCGACATCAAGTGCAGTTTGTGCGATTCCTGATCCTTGTTTTCCGATAGTAGACGGCACACCAGGTGCCGAAAGGAATTTTTCTATGTTTGTATTTACTGTGCCTGCGGCCGAAGCATACACACCTCTTAGCCCATCAGGAGTGGGCATGGTCAGTGTGGGGAAACTTGTAGGCAGAATCTTGGCCGGATTTAAAAGATCGGCCATGTTGCCAATGTTGGGAGTGGTCACTCCCAGTATGCTCTTGACCTGGGCGAGATCCGATCCAGTGACCTTGGTCATGCCTTCGTACAACAATTTATTAGCAGAATCAGATATGTTTGCTAATCCACCCGATGCAAGATTATTCAGCAACGATGAATCCAAGCCGGCGGATCTCAATGCAGATTCTACCCCAGGTACTATGCCTCCCACATTAGACAACTGTTTGACCAAGGCCGACGGGTCGCCGAGATTAGGAAGATTGTTCATGTCAATAAGACTGCCCAGTTTGCCCATGTCGCCGCCAAGTGCACCAAAGGCTTCACTGACCTGGCTGAATCCCCCGGTTATGAGATTGTCCATTCCGCCTGTTATCGGACCGAATGTGCTGGATAAATTTCCAATGTTGATACTGCTGTTAATGAATTGATTGGCCTGGCTTGCGTATCCCTGTGCAGAGGCAAATATCTGTCCAAACTGCGACAGGTCACCGGCTCCCATGAGATTCGATCCCATGGTTCCAATCAAACCAGTGAAACCTCCATCTGCTACTCCACCTGGTGCTATGGAACTTAGAGCAGAAGCAAACCCACCCGGTATGGCATTGGTCAGTGCAGGAAAGATATCGGCACCCAAGGTACGTAGGCTATCAAGAGTACCACCTCCCAGCACTCCAGTTGCACTGGTCACGATGTCGCTGAATTGACTGGTTATGGACAAACCTTGAAAACTGTTTAATGCACCACTGAGATTGGCACTTACTCCTAGAGCTGCACCAAGACCGGCGATAGCACCAGCCCCGGGTAAAAGTCCGGCCCCAGCGATGCTGGTTACTGGGCTAAGTGGACCACCGCAAGCCATGTTAAAGTCCTATGATCACGTCGGCACTGCCTGTGGCCACCGAGGTGCAGCCTGCCAGTTTTGATCCCACTGTGGCTGCGGGCAGGCCATTGATAATCACTGAACTAGATCCTGTGATGATAGGGGCCACGTGTCCAGGACATTTCCTTGCTGGACGTAGATGTGCAGTAGATACATCGCTGACCCTAGCAGCACCACGACCATTGATGATCACATCAGCTGATGCTGTTGCTATGGTATAACTGCTACAGTGCGGTACTCCGGCGTCACCTCGTCTGGCTGCTGCGGGCATGTTCTATCTCCATCAATCTCTGGAACTTGAGCTGCCACGAATCAATTTCTTCGTGTTCAGCCCGAGTATGCGGGCCAGGCGGAATTTCGGGACGGAACTCTATCACGTGATCAAACTCTGCGGGTATGTGCTCGTAACTGTCAAATTCGTGCAGCACGCCCGAGATCATGACCACGAAACGATGTGGCATATTAGCCAGTGATGATCTGCTTGCGTACCGGGGCGATGCCCGTGGTAGCCTGGATCCAACTGTCTCGCACATCCTGTCGTGTTTCTGCTATCATGGCCCAACTAGCATTATTTAGCCTGACATTTTGACCAAGGTCTGCGGAAAATAATCCGGGCATCATCTGCAGCCCTTGCTGGCTGATCACAGTGAGTATGGGATGTTCGATGATCATGTGATCTGGTGCGATCTCTACTATACGGGCGATGAGTTCTTCGCCGGTGTTGAGTTTGAATGTGTAAATGTTGTTTGTTTCAAGTTTCATAGGCTTTGGTCCGCAAGTGAGTTACGCAGTTCGATTTCAGACAGGATGTCTTCTGCAGTCATCTTACTTAAACCAGTCCAGCCTCCTTCCACAAATATCTTGCCATCCATAAAGATCTGCGGCATGGTACGCAGACCCTGTTGGACGATGAACTCACGTGCTTCGGCATCTTGTTCGATGTTGATCTCGCGGAAGTTGATATTTTTTGATTTTAGATAGTTTTTTGTCTGATCACAGTGCGAGCAGAGATTTTTTGAATATACAGTCAGCATTAGAGTGAAAGTCCAGAAAGAGTATTGGAATCTACGTCTTGGCGTGTGCCGCCCACCACGTAGGATGATATTTCGGTTTCTTGTGGTGCTACCTGTACGTCAGCACCGGCGATCCATTTGGCGGTCCAAGGCAAGGGATTGGATCCACCTTTGAAACTGGTGGGCAGACCAATAGCAGTCATCCGCTTGTGTGCGATCCAGTCCACGTAGTCCGAAAGCAGTTGCTGATTGAGACCGATCATTGATCCGTCTCGGAACAGATACTCGGCCCAGGCTTTTTCTTGTTGGACCGCGGATTCGAACATGGTCACCATCTCGGCCTGTGTTTCTGCTTTTATCTGGGCATAGTCGGCATCATCACCGGGCAGGAGTTTCAGCATCTGTTGGGTAAATGCCAGATGCACGTTTTCGTCTCGAGCGATGAACTTGATGATCTTGGCATTGCCTTCCATCTTCTTGAGTTCAGCGAATGCCCATGAACAAGCGAATGAAACATAGAACCTGATGCCTTCCAACACGTTGACCGATGCCAGAGCCAGCCACAGGCGTTTCTTGAGTTCATATTCTGTGATGTCTCGGGTTTCGCCGTTGATCATATGACGACCAGGGCCCAGCATCTGGTAAGCTGTGCTGTACTCTACCAGATCATCATAGTAGCGTGTGATGTCATTGGCACATAGGATGATCTCTTCGATGTCCAGCATCTCATCAAACACGCGACCAGGATCGCTGAAGATGTTACGGATGATGTGTGTGTAACTGCGACTGTGAATGGTCTCAGAGAATGTCCAAGTGGCGATGAATGTTTCCACTTCGGGCAAGGTAGTGATGGGCAGGAATCCCAGGCTGGGACTGCGACCTTGCACTGAATCCAACAAGATCTGGCGTTTGAGATTGGCAGTGAATATGTGCTGTTCCCAGGGCGTGAGATCTTTGTAGTCCTTGGCATCACGCAACACATCCACTTCCTCGGGACGCCAGAAGAATCCCAGCTGCTTGTCAGTGAGTTTGTCAAACTGCCGATACTTTAGTGTGTCGTATCTCTGCATTCCCACACCCCCCAGGGGATCCAGGAAGGCCAGGCTGGTGGTGTGATCTCTGTTTTTACGTAGGTTTAAAACGCTCATGTCAGTCTCGGTTAAATTGTACAGGCTTCGCAGGCGTCATCGGCCTGTGCAACGACGTCGGGTGCAGTGATTGTCACGGATTTGTTCATGCGATCCACGTCAATCTCTCCCGATCCATCATAGGTGTTGAAATAATACAGTTGCTTGCCTCCGTACTTGTAGAACATGATCAGGTGCTTGAGCATGTCGCTCATGGGTATCTTTTCATCTTCATAGTGCTGAGGATTGTATGATGTGTTCACAGAGATGCCCTGATCGATGTATTTCTGCAGCACTGCCATGATCTTGAGATAGCCTTCGGGACTCTTCTGATCCCACAGCAGTTCGTATTTGTTTTTGAGTCGGCGGTACTCGGGAACCACCTGCCGCAATACGCCATCCTTGCTCTGCTTGATGCTTACATAGTTGCGTGGTGGTTCTACACCATTGGTGGCATTGGAAATCTGTGCTGATGTTTCTGCTGGCATCAGGGCCATCAAGGTGGAATTGCGTATGCCGTGTTCACGCAAGGCCACACGTAGGCCCGACCAGTCCACTAGATCTTGATGCGGCACTAGTTCGTCCACTTCTCGTTTGTAGGTGTCTACGGGCAGGATACCTTGATGATAGCGTGTTTCGTTGCTCTTGGGACAGGCACCTGACTCACGAGCCAAATCCACTGACGCACGGATCAAGTAATAAGACCAGTGCTGTGCCCAGCGATCCACTTCGGGCAATGCTCGAGGGTCACTGTAAGACAGATCGTTCTTGGCCAACCAATAGGCCAAGTTGATGATGCCCACGCCCAGGGGCCGGCGATTTTCTGTTGCGATCTGGGCAGCGATGATGGGATAGTTCTGATAGGTTAACAGAGCATCCAGACCACGCACTGCCAAGGTGCAGGCACGCTCCATGTCCTGAGGTTCGCGGAACACTCCCCAGTTGATGGCACTCAGCGTACACAGAGCGATCTCTCCGTCAGGATCGTTGATGTCCGTGAGAGGCTTTGTGGGCAGATTGATTTCGCAGCAGAGATTGCTCTGCCGGATGGGAGCCAGTTCAGGTACAAAGGCACCGTGCGAGTTGGCATGATCCACGTTCATGAGATAGATGCGGCCAGTATCCTTGCGTTCCTGCATGAATGCCGAGAACAGTTCCACAGCCTTGATCTTTTTTTTGCGTAGTTTGGTGTTGCGTTCTGCAGTTTCGTATAATTCGCGGAAACGATCCACGTCGGTATAGAACGCATCTCTCAGTTCAGGCACGTCATGCGGTGAGAACAGAGTGATGTCTCCGTTGTTCAACAACCGCTCATACATGACCTTGTTGAACTGCACACCATAGTCCATGTGCCGCACACGATTATCGTCAGTGCCTTTGTTGTTTTTCAGCACCAAGAGATCTTCCACTTCCAGGTGCCAGATAGGATAATACAATGTGGCAGCACCGTTACGCACACCACCTTGGCTGCATGAGCGAGTGGCTGCTTGGAACAATTTGTAAAAAGGAATCACACCGGTGTGATAGGCATCGCCATTGCGTATGGGTGAACCCAACGCACGGATCCTGCTGGCACCAATCCCAATACCGGCTTTCTGGCTCACGTATTTCACGATAGAACTGGCAGTAGCATTGATTGAATCCAAACTGTCATCAGTTTCAATCAATACACAGGACGAAAACTGCCGCATGGGTGTGCGTACTCCGGCCATCACAGGGGTCGGCAGACTGATCTCATGCGTGGATATGGCATCATAGTAGTCACGTACCCACATCAAGCGTGTGTCTCGGGGGTAGGCGGCGAAAAGAGTGGCAGCGATCAACACATAGGCCACTTGGGGTGTTTCGTAGATGTCTCGTGTGACGCGATTCTGTACTAGATACTTGCCGCGGAACTGTTCCATAGCCGCATAGGTCAATTGCTCATCACGTTCATGACGGATGAATGAATTGATGCGATCCCATTCTTCTTCGCTATAGGCTGTGAGCAATTCCTCATCATAAAAACCGGCCTGTACATTCTGTCGCACCAGAGATATCACGTGCCAAGGTTCAAATTGTCCATAAACTTGCTTCCGCAAATGATAGCAGATCAGCCTGCCAGCCACGTATTGGTAGTTGGGAGTTTCTTCTGAAATTAAGTCTGCGGCAGATTTGATCAAGGTTTCCTGTATGTCTGCTGTTTTAATTCCGTTGTAGAACTGTATATGACTTTTTATTTCTACTTCACTTGCACTTACACCTGTCACACCTTCTGTGGCCCAAAAAACCACACGGTGTAGTTTTTCTATGTCTAGAGATTCTTTATCGCCGTTTCTTTTTTGTACTTGTATCTGTGTCATCTATCTATCCGTCAAATGATGTATTGCACGGCGGTCTAGCCGTTGATTGATCGTGAACTGTTTTGATGGGATATTTAACTTATCGCTACTGTGCCAATTCAATATATATTTTCCCTGGTTCACTAGGACTAAATTGCCCTGGTCAGTGTCTGCTAATTCTACTGCCACAATATCATCACGCTCAACCATTGTTACAGTATACATGATTCCTAGGGCACGAGCAAGATCGCAATAGACATTGTCGCTCAAAAGTTCCCAGGGTGTGGGCCAATGATTGCGATCATCCCAGTGTAGATAATACGGTTGCCAGGGAGTTTTCTGCCACCAGGCATTGATATCTTCCATGGCTTGTACCAAAGGTGATCGAGTGCATCGATCGCGAAGATCGGCCCAGATCTGCAGCCTTGCGGAATAATCCTGTGGCCACATCAGGCTAGATGCGATAAAGAATAGGTCAATGTGCCGGCGGAACCGGTGTTGGTGGTGGTGTAAATCACCGTGACAGTGGTACCTGACTGAGTAACATCAAGAGTGACTCCGGTGTCAAAAGTTTCGGTATAGTCATCGGTGTAGGCCTGGCTTAGAGTGCTCCCATCGCTGATCCTGGATGTCACTGTCAGGGTACCATGGCGTATCTCCCCATCTCTGCTGATGGTGTAATCCATGGCAAAAGCCTGTGTCTGGCTGGCATTGGTAGTAAAAATGGCCTGATTGGTCTGATTATTGGCCAGGGTAAAGGTCCTACCAGTTTCTCTGCTGTATCTACCAATCTGCAGTTGCGTGCCAGTGGTAGTCACACCCCCAGTGATCTGCACCCGCGGATATACATTGTTGTCAGCGTCACTGCGTTCGAACATGTCTGATATGCTGACATTGTTGTCGTTGCCAAATACTACCACAGGTGTTGCGGGGTTTGTGGTGAATTCTAAACCCACAGCGTAGAAAGTGTTGTAGGCCGAAGCATTGAGGCTGACATCATCATAGATAATGCCTTCGGCATAGATCAAGTCAAAACTGTTTGTGACTGCTCGGAATCCCGTGGCACCTCCGTTGATAGGCGTGCCTGCTCCTAGAACGATGCCTTGATACAGGGTATTGAAATCACTATTGCTGACAGTTACACCCTGGATCTCTTCATCGGTATTGATGCCGTAGGTGAGGCCAGCAAACCTGCACTTGTCAAAAGTGATCTGGTTGCATATCAAACTGCCAGTGGAATTGAACCGCACCCCTGCGATGTTGTCTGTGGCACCGTCGGCCAGGATCGAAGTCTGTGTCAATGGTCCGCGGAAGTTCACACTATCAAAATAACACTGTGTGGCTTGTTCAACTAGGAACACATCAGTGGTAGGCACGGTCTGGAAGGTCATCGACGATATTTCAATATTCCTAGGTGCCGTGGCACCGTTGTTGCCGATGTTCACTCCAGTCTGCTGTAGGCTGTCGCCGAATCTGGCCACGTAGGAACTAAGAGTGGAAATATCACCTGACACATCTAGTTCAATGATGGAACAGTCTGCACCTTCGCCTACCAACTTGGCATAGGTAGGTATGACGATGCTTTCCGTGACCTTGTATGTGCCCGCAGGAAAGTACAGTGCTCGGCGGATCTGTGTGTTGGCCTGACGACAGTACAATTGATATAGGGCACGATTGATGGCTGCTGTATCATCCGCTACGCCGTCACCCACAGCACCAAAATCTCGTACGTCAGCAAAATCATCCAGTTTGGCCTGTACTGTGCGGACCACAGGATCCGAAGGAGTGGGTCCAGTTGATACCACATAGCCCACTGCACCATCTTCGTAGGTGTAGTTGCTCAGCGTGGTGATGTCCGAAAATTCTGTGAGTATCTCGGTGTTGCCGATCACAGGTGCACCCTCTTGCAGGGTACCATTGCCTATGAACAATCTGCGGCTGTCTAGGCACCAGCCCAGTTCTGCACCCGCTAGCTGTGGCAGGTTTTCAGTGAGACCTTTGCGATTCGTGATCCTGGATACTTGTACTATGGCCATGTGAGTTTACCTATGTTCTAGGTATTTATGCGGTCAAGTAGTAGAGTTCCAAGCGTTTCCACCACTGCTGTTCCCAGTGATCAAAATCCTGAGCTTCCAGCACAAATTCCTGATATTCTGGCGGTTTCGTGATGTTGAATTGATCGTCCATTTCAGGCCGCACACACATCAAGATCACACCTTTGCGTATGCGGGTACCGTACAATTCATTGTGTGCCAGGGCATAGGCCACCAGTTGCAGACGATAATCGTCGATCCATTCTGACCGTTTGGGTTTGTTGGTCTGCTTATAGTCCAGGATGGCCTCTTCGCCAAGGTGGATTCCGGCACCATCAGAAGTGCCTGCATACAATCCAGGAAAATACAATGGTATCTCCACACCCCAGAATTCTGACACGTTCTGCAGGCCTTGATCTATCACGGTCTGTGCCATGACATGGCTGGCCCAGGCATAGGGGTTGGTTCCAGCCGGCTGAATCTCATTGGTTTTTACGTAGTGCTCAAGATAACTGTGCATGCGGGTACCACGATTGGCAGCTTCCGTGGTGATGGCCTGGGCACGTTCGGTGCCCACACGTTTTTTCCACTCGTTCAATGCCCTGCGGCTTTCCTCGGGCTTGGTCTTGTCCAGTATGGTGGTCACAGATGGCAATCGGCGGCCATCAGGGGTGGCATACAATCGTCGGCCATCTTCTGTGACACGATTCATGGGTTGATAATCAAAACGGTTATTGATCAAACTCGGAATGATTCGCCGCAGCCGCAGCGATCCTTTTCATTGTGGTTGATGAACTCAAATCCTTCATTGAGTCCTCGTCGTTGATAGTCAATGGTCATGCCGTCTAGGTACACAAGATGCTCAGGTTTGACATAGATCCTAACACCTTTGTCATCGTAGTGTGCCACACAATGCTGCTGGCCCTGTTCCTGATCCACATACTCTAATGTGTAGGCCAAGCCCGAACAGCCCGTGGTCCGTACACCCACGTGGATACCTAATCCTCGACCACGACGATGGATGGAGTGTTGTATTTTTTCTGCGGCAAGGTCAGTCAGCGTGATCATGTTTTTTACGATAGTCTTCTATGGCTGCTCGGATGGCGTCTTCAGCCAAGATTGAACAGTGGATCTTCACAGGAGGCAAGGCCAACTCTTGGGCGATCTGTGTGTTCTTGATCGTACCTGCCTCGTCAAGTGTTTTTCCTTTGACCCATTCTGTGACAAGACTGCTACTGGCGATGGCCGAACCGCAGCCATAAGTTTTGAAACGTGCATCTGTGATGGTGCCAGTGGCATCGTCAACCTTGATCTGCAGTTTCATCACATCACCGCAGGCCGGTGCACCTACCATGCCGGTTCCTACATTGGTGTCCAATTTGTCAAATGATCCCACGTTCCTAGGGTTCTCATAGTGGTCGATGACCCGATCTGAATAAGCCATGTTGATTCTCCTGTGTTAGATATTGTACAACATTTTTTGAGCTAAGTCAAAGGCCTTTTTTGGCGGCACGTTTGGCCATGCTGTCCACAGTGGCACGGGCTTGATCCACGGTCATGGTATCGGTCACCGCCTCTGCACCACGGAATACCACGGTGCCGGTGGCATCGTCACCTTCCACATTGGCAATGAGATTGTTCAAAGGCGGTTGTTGTACCATGGTACGCAGTTGATCGGCTGTGAGGCTGATGCCCATGCCGTGTGCCAGATTTAGGAATGCCTGGATAGAGATGGTTTTTTTGGCGTCGGTATCCTCAGCACGGCCTAGCATGAACTGGGCCAGGGCTGCCAGTTTGCCAGAATCAATTGGAGGTGTCTGTACTTCCGCGATACGCATTATCTGCGTTCACGACCCAGATTGGCTGCGGGGGTTTCTGCTTCGGGTTCTTCTGCGGGTAGATTGGCATCTAGACTGAGATCCGCATCCACTTCCGCAGATTGATCCGCGGCAGGCATCACATCTGCGGCGGGCATGGTGTCGGCACCTGGAACCACAGGTGCTTGACCTGTGAGCACACCCTGTGCGGCTTCCACCTGTGCTTTGCCGGCTTGGATGGCTGCCAACAGCGTGGTCAGTGCAGCAGTGACATCGGCCTGGAACTGCGTGGCCTGTTCAACACCTGTGTCATTCTTGATGGCGTCAGTGAGTGCAGGAAGATCTTTGAACTGCATCTCCGATACATCTTCCAGCATGCCTTGCAATTTGTCCACCATGTCTTGTGCGGCCATCACCACCTGGGCCTGCTGTACTTCGCTTTCGGAGACCATGCGTTTTTTCTTGACAGATTCTTTTTTCATGGCAGCGATGGCGGCCATGGTCTTGGTTTCTTCGGGATTCAAAGTCTGGCCGTTCTGGGCCTTTTTCATCATGGCCTGGGTCTTGGGATCGTTCATGTCCACGGCTATGGCCTGGGCATCCATCTCTGAGAGCCTGTGGCACAGGGCCTGTTCCAGCATGATTAGGCGGAGATAATCAGGGTTGCGTTCGGAAAAATGCCGGCTCACAGAGGATTTGTATTCACGCAGAATCCCGCGGACCCGGGTCAGCATATGCCGTGCCTGGCTCTCACCCAGGGTGTCAAAACTCACACGGTTGCCCATGTGCGTGGCCAGTGTCTTAGCGACTTGATCGGTGGGACGGCGTGCGTCCAGTTCTTGCAGTTTCATTGTTGAATCCTCGTTGTTGCCAATATTTAGCCAGATTTATGCATTTGGTCAATCTCTCATCCACCTGCTGCAGCCGTGATCGTCGTGTGGAGATCTTGGCTTCCACACTTTCACGCAGATCCTGAGATCGTATGCGAGCGTTGAGTGTGGAGCGAGCACGTATGTCCGCTGTGAGCAGCAGTTTTTGCTGCTCCAGTCGCATGATGTCGGTGCTGAGGTGATGCTGTTGATATTTGTCTGCTATGCACCAACTCAGAGCCGTGGGCAAAGCGGAAAATTCTCCGCGATTATCGCCGTGTTTGCTGACCCAGTAGTGGCCGTGCTGTGGATCTATGCGATAGCAGCCAAAAACTATGAACCCTGATCCATCAGCGATAATGATGTTACGTTCCAAAGCCAACAGCTCCGGTTCGATCAACTGCTTTAGGCGAGCCAAAGCTTGATGCTTTTTCATTTGATAACGTAGGTGGCCAGGAGATAACCAATCATGCCCACCAGCAGGGCGATGAATCCCAAGCCCCAGGCCATGATCTGATCTGTGCGTTTTTCCGCCATGCTCTGCACCATGTCATGCACTTCTCTGATCACTGTGTTGAGATCCTGGATTTTTCCTTCTACCATTTCCAGTTTGTTTTCCAAGAAACGATAGCGTTCAGCACACAGTTCCACGTGGGCTTCTAGGCTCTTTTTTTCAATTTCCGTGGTGTCTGCCATGGCCGATCCTTTTGATAAGTTATTTATTGTGAACAGGTAAATGTGATGTTGCGGTCCACGATCAGTGCATCATCCACGCCGGCATTTTCAGTTAGGCCCGTGATCATGGGCACACCCACACAGTCCTGTTTGAGAGCACCCACAGCATCACCATCAGCGGCCAAGGCACCGGGCTGTTCCACTGAAAATTCAAACTGCCACAATCGCAGACCCTGCTGTTCGATGATCACAGGATCTGTGATGTCCGTGGGAAGAGCTCGCAGGCTCAACACTTGGTTGATGGTTTCCCAGTTACGTTGCTGATTGCGAGCACGATTCCAGGCCTGATCTGTGTCGATCCTGATGCCCTGTGCGGTATCAAAAGGCACGCGATTCCTGTGGAAGTTGCTGCGTACTCCAGTGGCCGTGATGTCAAACTGTGTACGGCACGTGATCCGCTGGGTCATACGTTCAAAGCGACCGAAGTCATGTTTGCTGGCTGGATTCGACAGTTAGCGGCTATCACGATGCGATCTCTATCTCCGCGATACTGCACAGCGGAATGTGGCACCCAACTGGGAAATACTATCATCATGCCGGCTTCGGCAGCCATGTCTATGCTGGTGTTGGCAGTGACCCAGGCTGTGCCCGCATCCAGGTACATGCTGTTGTTGGGATTGTAGAATCT